GGCCGATGCCTACGCTGTGCTTGACGCCGACCTGCTGGCCCATCCGCCGACGGTTCGCGGCATCGGCCCGCTCAAGCAGTGGATCCTGGACAATGTGCCCGACGAGACGCTGTTCATCGTGGACGACGACATCGACTGTCTGCGTGCGGTGGCTGGACGGCATACCCATGCTGCGTCGATCACCGATCCGGTTGCCATCCGGCGGATCGTGGAGAACGCGGAGTACATGGCGCGGGCGCTGGGCACGCCAGTCTTCGGCTTTGCCCAGCACGGCGGCGACGTGCGCAAGTTCCGTCCCCAGGATCCCTTCGCTCTCTCGGGGTGGGTGGGCGGCGCGATGGGCATTATTGGGCGCGACGTGCGCTTCGACACCGCGCTCAAGTTACGGGCTGACATTGACTTCTGTCTTCAGGTGCAGTTGAAGTACCGGGCTATTTTTATGGACGGGCGCTTCGCTTTTGTGGAGCAGCGCTTCGATAACACCGGTGGTAACGCGCACATGCGGAGTCAGGAGCGTAACGAGCGGGAACTGGCCTATCTGAAGCGGAAGTGGGGTATGTGGATTCGGTTCATTGAGGCAAAGACGACCATGCGGATTCAGGTGCGCGTCAAACGGCGGCAGTCCATCAAGTTTGTAGACTAATGTTCGTGCTTGACGTTTTTGTGCTGCGCGTGATAAGATGAAAGTATAATTGCAAGCGTACAGCACAGACCAACAGGAGGTGCACGACATGGGGTACAGACCCTACACGCAGAACGGGACGCCGCTGGGCGAAGTGATCAGCGCCCTGCAGAAGGAGATCCGGCGCGGTCACGAGCAGGAGGCGCTCTACTGGGCTATGGAGATGCTACCGCGCTATGAGATGTATCTCTGGCGGCGGTTGCTGGTCATTGCCAATGAGGATATCGGATTGGGTAATCCCGACATTCTCACGCAGATCCCGGAGTTACGGAGGCAGTATTTCGAGTTCCGGCGCCTGGGCAAGGATGGGACGTGCCGGTTGATCCTGGCGAACGCCGTCCTGCTGATGTGTCGCTCGCCGAAGTGCCGCATGGCCGACCACCTGCAGCGCGTCGTGACGCAGCAGTGGGTGGAAGACAGCCAGGCCGACGCGCTGCGGGACGTTCCCGACTACGCACTGGACAAGCACACGCGGCGGGGGCGGCAGTTAGGCCGCACGGGCTTTGACTTCTGGCTCGATGTGGGCTGCAAGCTGGAGCCGGAGGCCGATATCGAAAACCCGCACAAGGAACAGGCCCACCGCCTCTGGCGGTCAGGGAAAAACGATGCTCCCCATTGGGGCAAGCGCCGCAAGCGTTCCAGCGATCCGGAGCAGTTGAATATGTTCGAGCAGTTGTAGTCAGTACGCGCAGTCTCTACAGCCTGACTGAGACGTCATTCCGGGGCTGGCCTCTTTGCCGAGGTCAGCCCCTTTCTGTTTTTCTGGAGGTCATGATGAAAGTTGCGGTGTTTGGGTTGGGATACGTGGGTTCGGTGACGGCTATTGTGCTGGCAAACGCGGGGCATCAGGTCGTCGGTATTGACGTGCAGCCGTGGAAGGTGCAGGCCATGAACGAGGGGACGCCGACTATCGTGGAGCCCCGTCTGACCGCGCGGTTAGAGACAGCGTTGCGCCAGCGCACTTTCGAGGCCACGCTGGAACCGGACGTCGTCGCGGACTGTGACGTCTCGCTGATCTGTGTTGGGACGCCGAGCCTGCCGGATGGCGACGTGGATATATCAGCGGCGAAGACGGTGCTGACGCAAATTGGGCGCGCTTGTAGACCGGGGCACGTGGTGGCTCTGCGAAGCACGGTTTTGCCGGGCTATCTGCACGATCTCCGGCGCTTAGTATCTCAGGCATCTTTGCGGAGGGTTTCATTCTGCGTGAATCCAGAGTTTCTACGGGAAGGTTCGGCGGTGGAGGATTTCTACCATCCGCCGTTCACGCTATTGGGCGGCGATGTCGAGGCGGTTGCGCGAATGACAAAGCTTTATAAAGGCTTGGCGGTGTCGGTAACGACGCTCCCCATGGAGGAGGTGATGCTGGTCAAGTACATCAGCAATGCCTGGCACGCGCTCAAAGTCTCTTTTGCTAACGAGATTGGCGCGCTGGCCCGGGATTTGGGCCTCGATGGGCAACGGGTCATGAGTGTATTTGGTCGTGACGATAAACTGAATATCTCCACTGCTTACCTGCGACCGGGCGCGCCCTATGGCGGATCATGCTTGCCAAAAGACACGGCAGCATTACAAGCGCAGGCGGCGCGGCTTTCTCTGGAACTGCCACTTCTGGAATCGATCAGCCGCACTAACTTTGTCCACCTGCTGCGCGCTGTGCAGGCCATGGAGCGTACCGGTGACCGGCGGGTGGCCCTGGTTGGCCTGGCCTTCAAACCGGGCACCGGAGACCTGCGCTTCAGTCCCTACGTCACTATTGCTGAGCTGTTACGACAGCGTGGTGTAGAAGTCCGGGCGTATGACCCAGAGATCTCCGATCGCCACGCCGCTGGCTACGCCAACTTGATGGCTTTGACGTGGCACGAACTGCAAGCCTGGAACCCCCAGCAATGGTTGATCAGTAAGCCGTATCTGGTACCGAAAGGCGCCCATCCTGGGCCGTTAATCGACGTTTTTGACTGAACACAGGGGCTGAACAGATGGCGGATAAAGGGGCAGCACAAGCGCGGATGTACCGGCGGTTTGCGGGGTTATCTGAGGAAGCGCGGATTGACTTCCGGCGCCGGAATGTCGCCAGTTTGATGGTCCGAGGTATGACCCAGCGGGAGATCCAGGAGGCGTTGGCCCGCCAGGGCATCCTCAACCCAGAGACGAAGAAGCCGTACAGCCTGGGTACGGTCAACGGCGATTGCCAATACTGGCGGGACAAGTGGCTTGAAGAGGCGATGGACGATATCCAGGTCTGGAAGGCGCGCTTGCTGGCTGAATTGCGCGAGGCCCGGCGTTCAGCGTGGTCAGAGGGCGATTACAAGGCGGTGATGCATGGCATCAAACAGGAAGAAGAGATGTACGGATTGGGCGAGCCGCTTGCGGTGGATATCACCACGGACGGCCAACCGCTGCAGCGGTCGAGCAAGGTAGATTATACAGAACTTAGCGATGACGAACTACGCGCAATCTTGGCCCGACGATCCAAAGGCGGAACTGGCAGCGAGGACACTGGCGCGTAGGCGTTTACTGGACTTTACCACCTACACATACAGGCTCTATAAGCCAGACCCGGCCCACGCGCTCATCTCGTCGTATCTGGAGATGGTGCTGCGGGGAGAGATCCGGCGGCTGATGATCTTTGCGCCGCCCCAGCACGGCAAATCAGAGCTGGTCTCGGTGCGGTTCCCGGCCTTCTGGCTGGCGCATCGACCCGACGATCCCATTATCCTGACCAGTTACGGCGCGTCGTTGGCGGAGGATAAGAGCCGCGCGGCGCGGGCGCTGATCCAGAAACAGGCCTTTAACAGGTTGTTCCCGGAGGTTGACTTGCGCTCCGATAGCCGTTCGTCCTCGCGCTGGCATCTGGCGGGACACCGGGGCGGGATGATCGCCGCCGGCGTCGGCGGCCCCATCACCGGTCGCCCGGCGATGTTGGGCATCATCGACGATCCGTTCGAGAACTGGGCCGAGGCGCAGAGCAAGGCGCACCGCAAGCACGTCTGGGAATGGTATCGTGGCACCTTCCGCACCCGTCTGTGGGAGGACGGCGCGATCATCTTGATCATGACGCGCTGGCACGAGGACGATCTGGCGGGGAAGTTGCTCTCCAGCCAGGGCGGACGATTGCTCGATGCCGGGGTGGGGGAGTGGGTGGTCTTGCGACTGCCCGCGCTGGCGGAGACGGATAAGGAGCGGCGGCAGAATAACAAGCATCTAGGGCTGCCGGAGAACGTGCCCGATCCGCTGGGTCGCCGGCCGGGCGCGCCGCTCTGCCCGCAGCGGTACAGTCGCCAGGCGCTGCTCAAACTGGCGCCAGGTGGGGCGGAAGCCGTGGGCACGCAGGTCTGGAACGCGGAGTACCAGGGCGTACCCCGCGCGCCGGAAGGCAACCTGTTCAAGCGAACGTGGTTTCGACTGGTGCCGGAGATCCCCCGGCAGGGGCGCTTTGTGCGCTACTGGGACAAGGCGGGCACGCAGGGCGACGGTGATTACACCGTGGGTCTGCTGATGTGCGAGCACGAGGGCCTCTACTACGTCGTTGACATCATCCGGGGCCAGTGGTCGGCGCTGCGGCGCAAGAAGGTCATGAAGCAAGTCGCGGAGTTGGACGCGATGCGCTATGGGCACGTCACCATCTGGGTCGAGCAGGAACCGGGCAGCGGAGGGAAAGAATCCGCCGAGATGACGGTGCAGGATCTGGCTGGGTACAGCATTCATATCGAAAGATCGACGCACAGCAAGGTTGTGCGGTCCGAGCCGTTCCGGGCCCAATGTGAGGCCGGGAACGTCTATCTCAAGCGGGCGCGATGGAACGGTACCTATATCGACGAGCTGATTGCGTTCCCAAACGGCACAAACGACGACCAGGTAGACACGTCCAGTGGCGCGTTCAACAAGTTGGCGTTGACCCGCGACCAGGGACAGGTCTACCACGGCACAGTGTAAGCAATATTACGCGCGTAATAGGAGGCAGGTATGGCGACAAATCCATTGGCGTGGGTGGCCGATAAGGTAGGCGAGGCGGTCGGCGCGTTTCAGGCGGCAGTAAAAGCGTCCACGCGCCCGGATATTCCGTTCTTAGGCGCTTGGGCGCGCGGTAAGCGCTGGCAGGGCGGCGATTACCTGCGCGAGCGGGCCCAGAAGCGCGCTTTGCAAAACTCCTGGGTCTATACCGCGATCAGCCTCATCGCCTTCGAGGTCTCCGTGGCGCGCTTTCAAGTGCTGCAGCAACAGAATGTGGACGACGAGCCGCAGGGCGTCCCCAACCACGCGCTGGAGCAGATTCTGCGCCGGCCTAATCCCTGGATGGGACAGGCATTCCTCTGGCAGTACACGACGTACTGGATGGAACTGGACGGCAACGCTTACTGGTACATCGCCCTGGACGGGCGCGGGCGCCCGGTGGAACTCTGGCCGCTGCCGGCTAACGAGACGGAGCCCATGCCAGGCGACGAGAAGCGCTTCGTCGATTACTACGAGTACACGGCCAACGGGCGCATCTACCAGATTCCCGCCGAGCAAATTGTCCACTTCAAGTTTCCAAACCCATTCGACGTTTTCCGGGGTCTCTCGCCGCTTATTGCCGCTATGCTGCCCGTGGATGCCGATCTCGCTATGTCTCATTGGAACGGCGCGTTCTTCGGAAAAGATAACACCATGCCTTCTGCGATCATCAACCTGAGTCCGGGCAACAATGGCAGCGTACCGCCCGCTGACGTGCAGGCGCTCAAAGAGGATCTACGCGAGGATTACGCGGCGCACAAGCGTAAGACTGCTGTCACCTCAGCGTATAGTATTGAGGCGGTGATGCTGGGCTGGAATCAGCGGGATATGGATTTCCTGGAGGGCCGCCAGTTCACCAAGGAAGAGATTTTCAATATCTACCACATTCCCGGCGGCTTATTAGATAAGAACGCCACCTACGCCAATTCTCACGAAGCGCGCAACATCGTCCGGGAAAACGCCGTCTGGCCGCTGCTGGTGTTGATGGACGAGCAGATCACGACCGAATTGCTCCATCCTTACTATGGCAGTGACCTGGTGGCCGCGCATGAGGACATCCGTCCCGAAGACCGTGAGGGCAAGTTGCGCGAGGTGCAGGCTGCGCGACCGTATATGTCCATCAACGAGGTGCGCGAGCGGTACTGGCATCTCCCGCCGGTACCCTGGGGCGAGACGCCCGCTTCGGGCTTTGGGCTGATGCAGGGCGGGATGCCGATGCTGCCCCCGCCGGGCGGACGTGAAGACGCTGTCGCCCAAGCCGCCGGTCAGGAGGAGCCAAAGCAGGGCGAGCCGGACGCCGCCGGGCGGCGTGAGGTTGAGGAAACCAAAGCCCTGGCGCTGCGCATGGCGGCCGGCAACGATCTCCGCCGCTGGCGGTCGAAGGCGCTCAAGGCGCTGCATCAGAAGCAGTCGCCCGACGTCGCCTTTACCAGCCGCTTTGTCCCGCGCCCGTTGCAGCGGGGGCTTCATGAGGCGCTGACCGCGCTGACTGCGCCGACTGCTGTGCAGGTCAAGGCCGTCTTCATCGCCGCGCAGACGGCCCACGAACGCACCGACTACGGGGAGGGGTCGGTCCCCGCCTTTTTTCGCCCCACCGTCGCCGAGGCGCCAGACCCCGATGACAAAGGCGGTTGGGCGCAGTACGGGTGACGATCCCGACCGCTGGCACAAGCGCCGGGCTGAGTTGGCGCTGAAGCGCGATATGCTGGATTACTTCGACGCCTTGCAAGAGCGAATTATCGAGACCGTAGCGGAACAGGAGCCGGACCGTGGTTAACGTGATCTTACCGCCGGGATTCTGGGACGAGGAAAAAGACAATCTGCTGGCCGTGATCTTGCCATACATGCACCGCATGGCGATGGCCGGGGTGGAGATCGGCGAGCGCAAGTTGGAGCAGTTGGCGGGGATCTCGTTTGACAACACGCTGGTGCATGCCGAGGCCGCACGCTGGGCGCGTCAGCTGACGGATAATCTCCTGCTGCGGCTGGAGACGACGAGTGAGCGCGCCGTGGGTGAGATTCTTGCCACGTGGATCGAGACTCCGGGTTCGACTATCGGTGAATTGAAGGAGCAACTGGCGCCGGTCGTCGCCGGGAATCAACGCCGCGCCGACAATATCGGGGTCACCGAGACGACACGCGCCTACAGCCAGGGCGAGTTGCTGACTTACCGCGAGGCCGGCCTGCCGGCGGTGGTGCAGTTTAACCAGGGCTTTGGGCTGGGCTTACAGCCTTTCGCGCCTCCGTTGCACCCCTCGTGTCGCTGCTGGGTCACGCCGCAGCGGCTCAGTAACGGCGTCTGGGTTATCACCTGGCAGACCAACCGAGATGAACTGGTCTGCACGCGCGCTGTACCCGGCCCGTGGGGCGAGGTGCGCGGCTGCCGCGACCTGCACAACGTCGTTATCTCCGAGGGTCCGTTCTTGGCCAAGACGGTGGCCGAGGCGGAGCAGATGGTAGCGCGTGATCCAAACCTGGGATTGACGCGGGCGCGAAATCCGAATCAAGATGTGGGGTTGGGGGTGTGAAAGGTCAGGAGTTATCAGTCAAAGGAGATAAAAATGAGTATCATTGAAGCACTAGCAAGAGTTAAGATTGGGCTTTTTAAGCGGTTTTTTCAACACCCGTGGTGTTGCTCAGCCGCCTGTATGCGGGCCGCCAGATGGGAGATTCGCCCAAGAGGAGGTTTGCCGTATGATCCGTTTGATTATACGCACGCTTGTGACAAGCACGTCGGCACGTTGTTGCAGACATTCGATGCTCATGTATTTGAAGTCTTTAGGGTTGAAGATGATGAAGGGGAGAAAGCATCATGCACTGGAAATACCTAAAGGCGCTAT